CCATCACTTCTGGAGTGAAATAAACTTCTGGGTCTTTGAGAATGGCTTTTGCATAAACCTTCTTTCCGTCGATTTCATATCGACCTGCAACGTTCTTCCAGAGACCAGCCAATTCACCGAGCTCAAGAAGACCGTAATATCGATCAAGACCACGCTCATCGTAATAAAGACGTACAGAAACTTCTTGGTTCTCACGGCTCAAACGCGACTTAGCAGTCTTAGCTTTGATAATATTGCCGACCACTTCCGTTCCATCCTTTTCTTTCTTCATTGAGAGATAGATGATTGTACTTGCTGCATATTTGAGGCCAGAGCCTCCTCCCATTTCTTTAGTTGGTACATAAGATCCGATAACATCGTAGGTGTGGTTGGTAACGATCATTGGAATTTTAGCCTGTCCCAACTTGAGAGTGAGCATACGGAAGGCACCTTTGACCAGTTGGGATTTGGTCATGTCACGAACTTGTTTTTCGTTCAGTGCATCCGTGATCTCTTTCTCAGTGGAAAGCATACCCAAAGAGTCTAACACAAACATGCAGGGTTTGCGATCTTCTAAGGGTTTCTTAAGGTATATATCGACCGCTTTCAAAGCTTTACTACGAAACTCTTCAATTGTTACAACGTTGACAACGACTACCCTGGTAAGGTCAATACCCCTAGATTCAAGTAAGGACTTGTTGACGGCAGCCTCAGTATCAAAGTAGAGACAATAACCATCGGGGTTAGTATCAAGAAAATTCTTAACCACAGCGAGAGAAAAGAAAGTCTTTCCAGTAGAAGACTCTCCAGCAATAGCAGTAATCTTATTCCCAGATACACCACCAAATACACTACCTGAGACCAGTGCATTAAAGATGTACGAACCTGTGTCAACGTAAGTTTCGGTTTCGTCGATTTCAGATGCGAGTTGTGTGTATTCATCACCAATCTCTTTTACAATATCTTTGAGAAAATCCATAAGTTGTCAGTCAGAAAAGAAAGCGGAATTTGTTGCATGAAGTGGATCTACTCTACCATGAACCATGTAGTCAAAGGCAAGTGACTCTCTCACATTTTCAGATTCTTGAGTATCTATAGAGTGTATTACAGCCGATGGAAAAAGAATCAATCCACCCATTGTGGGTTTATATCTCCAGAACAATGAATTAAGATCATTATCTTCATCATAGTCAAAGAAGTTGAAGAATGGTCCAAAGGTGTTCATTCTCAAGATATTGTTATGAATAACAATTGGGGCTGAAGTATCATCAACTTTGGTATACAACACACCGTTTATGGCAGAACATGTATGATAATGTTGTCCGACAGAATCACCAGGATCCAATCGATTAAACCAAGATCCATTACAAGAGAACTCAATCTTCTTTGAGATCTTTAGAACATCGTACACAAAGAGTTTTACATGGAAGTCAACTTGATCCCAAACTTCTTTGAGTTCTGGATTACTTTTAAAGATATGTTTATCTCCAGATTGCCACAGATTATTAGAAGAAGCTCTGACAAGAGAAATATCTTCCAAATGTTTTAGAACATTATCCGACAGAGGAATCGTGGTTCTATAAATCGGAGTAGCAAATAATCGATCAACAGATATTGTCATTTTGAAAAAATTAAATAATTTGTTTCCTGATTCATTCGTCCAGAAATCATATAATCAAAAGCCAGAGATTCTCTTACAGAAGAGTTATTTGATTCCACAAAATGTGGTAACGATGATGGAAATATAAAAATAGCTCCAAAGGCAGGTTCGTAACTATACAGAGAACTATTATATGAATTATTCTCTGTGTATTTAAAACCAAAGAAGGGTCCAAGGTTATTATGTTTTTCACCTTTGAAAACAATCTTTCCAGGATTTTCTCCAACAGTTACATATAGAACACCACTGAAAGCACTGTTTGGATGCCAGTGTTCACCAGACCATCCACCATTTTCAAATCTGTTGAACCAAGATCCATTACAATCAAATTTTGTATTTTGATCTATTTTGAAGATGTCATAACAAAATCTATGTACATGGTCATCCACTCTTTGTTTTAGAGCCGTTAATTCTTCCAGATCAAAAATACTTTTGTTTTTTGATACCCAAAAATTAGAGAACTCATTTTTACCAATCTCAAGAGAATGTAGTGTTTTAATCTCCTCTGATGTGATTAAAACACTACTTCGGTAAAGTGGTATTGGTGATATTCCATCAACAAACCATTCCATACTGTTCACGAAGAATTTTTTTGTATGGAAGATTTTGTTCTCGCAACTCTTGTACCAATTTAAGTTTTTGATAAAGAGCTGTATCCCCACCCAAAGTCAGAGACTTAATAATTACAGAAAGTTCTTTATCATCAATTGGCAAATCCATTCAATACCACCTCAAGGTCTTAAGATATTCTAACACATTTTCGCGCACATCCAAAAGCTCATTGTAGCACTTCTGGTTATGAGCACACTGTCGCAGTTCCTGATCTGGTTTCAACACACTTTCGATAAACAAATCAAGGCCTCTATTCCATTTGATTTGTTTTGATTCGTTGTCGGGAACTGAGTTCTGATCTTTCATGAGAAGAAGGAATCTAGGTTTACGGATTTTTCCACACCCCATCCTATCACGTCCAAGATGATTTTCAAGGGGTCTAGAAATGATTTTTCAAATTGAAGGTCATAGTCTACATACTTCTCAATCCCAAGTTCCCTAGGGAAGTCCTGAATAAAGGACATCACGTTTTCGTGAATTGGATTGGGGCTGCGGAGATAACAGAATTTGATCTTCTCGCCATTCTTAATCAATGAGTATTTACCATCCAAACCAAGTCGTTTTACATGGTGGTTGAAAAGAAGAGCCCCACGGCAATGAATGGGAGTTCCTTTCGCATAGATGGATTGGTTACTCTTGTACTTTGTAACTTCACTCACAGAACGGGGAAAGGAAATCTCTTCTGGAGGAAGTTTTTTAAACTCTTTGCGGAACTGATCGATGAAGTCAATCATTTGATCTTCAGTTCCACTCATCATAACCTTGAGTGCATCCTTAATAGCCTTGCGGCAGGGTGCAGGTGTGGATGATTTGACAGCTTCAATACCCATGATCTTGAGTTTGGGTTCTGCATATCGAACACCTTCACTGTCATGAACATTGAGAATGTATCGTTTCTTGGCAGTCCAGATACCACGGTCGGCAATGTTCTCCCGTTTCATCTGCATCTTCTGATCATATGCATTAACGTAAGTCGCCAACGCCTGATAACTCTTCTCAATGAATGGTTCCATCTGGCTTTCGCAAGCTTTATTGAGAAAGTCAACGACCTTTCCTTTATCACGTACTCCCTGAGGAAATATATGGTCAACAAGTGGACCAAGATGTAGATAGATAGAATCGGTATCAGACGCGATAACATAGTCAACGCCGTCAGTTTTGAGTATTTTATTTAGATATCCATTCATTCGGTTCTCAATCCAACGGATAGAGACCTGACCAGAGAGTGTAATCGCTTCTGCGTTTGCAAGTTTGTAATATCTAAAATACTGGTTACCGATGGCACCATAAGCACTATTAAGAGAAATCTTCTTAGCCATTTGGATGTTATTGCACCGTGCAATCTCTTTCTGTAGTGCAATAGACGGGGACTTTTCATTCTCCTTCTTAGCTTGGATCATCTTCTTCTTGAAGATCACACGTTCATCGTAATACTTCTGCATGAGTTCAGGGAGAAAACCCTGTTCATCTTTACGATACATGGCACCGTTTGCACAGACTGCATAGTCTTTGTGCATCTCAAAGTTGATATCTTCGTTCAGGATCCTTTCAACATTTGCAGTTGGATGGCGTTCCTCAAGGAGGGTCTCTGGCGAGATATTGTACTGCATAATAAGGTGAGGGTAGAGACTATTAAGGTCAAAAGACACAACCCAATCATACTTTCCAGGAATCGGTTCCTTGACGTAGGCTCCTGCATACTTCTCATCCTTTTCGGATCTTTCTTTGGGAGGAATAACAATGTCTTTCCTCTTTAGATAGTTATAAATGATGCAGTCCCAAAGTCGCACTTGGTAAAAAATATCTTGATAATTCACCTTGGCATCATAAGCCATAGTCAACGCAAGTTCAATCAACTTGAGTTTGTCCTCAAGTCGGTCTACCAGTTCCACGTCAACGATGTTGTACTCAACAAACTTCTGCCAACCATGAGTATAGAAATCCTTAAAGGTATCAAACTCAGAGTGATCTAGTTTCTGTTGTCCCAGTTCCTGTTGTGCAATGTAGTCCAGTCGGAAGGACTCTTGGTTAGGAGTGCCAGGAGACCACCGATACAGGCGCATGTAGTCCAAGATGGCTACACCACCCACATCCACACAGAAGTTCTTACGACCCTGCACAAAGACCTCCTGCTGCGTCACCAGACCCCATGGAGACAGACGGCGCATCAGTTTCTCCCCTAGGACACGGTTCAGGCGTCCTGCAAGGTACGGAAGGTCAAAGAACTCACAGTTCCAGCCGGTCACCACATCAGGGGTGTTCTCGATCCACCACTGAATCCATGCACTCAACATCGAATACTCATCAGAGAACTGACGATAGTCAACGTTCTCCTGTTTGTTGTTGAATGGACCAACTCCCCAGGTGATGATCTGTTTAGTATTGAAGTCCTGAATGGTAATCAACAAAACTTCTTCCGAAGTAGATTCCACATCGGGGAATCCATACTCAGCTTTCGTCTCAATGTCAATCGTGATCAGATTGATCTTTGAGATATCAAACTCAATATGTTCCTCTGGATAGTTGTCAGAGATGTATTGATAGATAAAACGTTCAAATCCATAAATGTTGAAACCATCCACGTTATCGTACTTCTTCATGAAGTCACGGGTTTCGCGGATGGTTCCAGGATGAACTGGTTCTACGGGATCACCTTCTAACGTGCGATACTTTGACCTCTTGTTCTTTGCAGTAACAAAGAGAGTGGGATTGAAAACTTCACGGTTCATGTACCGTTTACCATTTTCATAACCACGGACCAGCATTTGGTCCCCAACCATTTGAACGTTAGTATAAAATCGCATCAGGTGACTTTCAGGTACTCATCTTTTAGTTTCTCACTTGGCTCAACCATGGTGAGAATGTCGTCAGACCTCAACAGTATAACATCCTGTGGGGAAAAATCCAACCACGGACTGATGTCTAGTGATGATTGGTTAACAAGATATGGTTTTACCAGTTTGCAATCTGGTTCACCAATATCAGCAGCTACTTCAACAACCTCAGCCAGTAACAACAGATTGTTCTTCAAGTACAGACATTGTACGTTCTTTTGCATTTAACTGTTCCTCATAGGATGACTTCAATTTCTCAAGTGGCTCTGCAATAGTTACAACCCAATCCGCAGGAATTTGGAATTGTTTGTCCTCGGAGAATGGTTGCCACTTTTCAAAGTTTACACTGATCTTTTCACCTTCCTCCTCATTCAAAGGAACCATTTTTGATAGACTCAAAACTCTTGGTTCTGCGAGGAGGAATCCAACAATCTTCTCTTTTCCATCTTCTTCCAGAACAAGCTCTTTCACATCAGCGATGACTTCTTCCAGAGATTTAAGAACAACTAATTTTACAGACATCTTTTTCTCCAAATTATAAAAGGGGTTACCCGAAAAGGCAACCCCACTGCATGGCACGCAGGTATGATTATTTAGAGGTAATCCTTACGAGCGTGATGTTCTGGAACTATTTTTCCCAAGACGATTCTGAGGAGTCCATCTTCGAAGGTGACTTCCCGTACTTCTGTGTCGTCGGATAGAGTCCACGCTCGTTTAAAACTTCTGCTAGCCACTCCCTTGTGGATAAACGTCCTCTCCGACTCGGTGTCCACTTTTTGCCCTTCGACAAAAAGTTTTCCATATTCCGTGAAAACATTTACTTCTCCTTTCTTAAATCCAGCTAATGCGATTTCTAGATGCGATTCAACATTATTTACCTGAACAAGATTATAAGGCGGGTAATTTGTTGTAGTTTCATGAAGATTGAACAGACGATCAAAATATTCATCCATTCCAATACTGTTCTTATTGATCTTCTCCATCAATGCAGGAAGATCCGCAGCGGTATAACGCATGAGGTTCATTATTGTAGCTCCTTGTAAAAGCGAGTTTGTGTTGTGTGGACCCTTACGGCATCCAATACTAATTATACAAGAAGACATAAAAAAGGGGGTGTTGGTAACCCCCCATAAAGTAGCGTATATTCCGTATGTATAGAGTCGCGCACGAAATGGCGACGTTTTATTTATACGGTTTCTTCGGTTTTTTTCTTCTTACCGATGTTGTACTTGGTCTCTAGAGCCCACTCATTCTTCTCTTTGTAAGAGAGAACTTTGATTTGATTCAATGGTGCAACTTCAGCTACCGTTTCCTCCTTCACAACATCAATCAATCCCCAATCACAAAGGAGTTGGGTGATACGATTACGACGTTGTACATCATTCACTGTTAGATTGGCTTTCTTACCATCGAGGGCAAAGAGTTCCTTGAAGTGAACGATGTAATACTTACCCTGTTTGTGCAGGATGTGACATGACTGGTAGAGTTTTTTCTCCTTTCTGGATGCAACCCCAATTCGGGTCAAGGTCTCACGCACCTTGAGAAAATCATCGGGTTCTCTCAAAGTCACTTCTACCATTTTATCAGGAGACCAACGAACCTCAGGTTCCGCGATACTCATTTTTTTCCTCCAGTATCAAGTTTAGATCTAATAAATGCAAGTTGTTCAGGAGATAAAATACGGAGGGCTTGTTGTGCCTTTTCATTACTATAACCATAGTAAGATTTAACTACATCAAGATCCTTGACTTTATCCTTTCGGAGCCAGGGAGAAAATCTCTTCCTTTTCCTCACACTATTTAGATAAAAGTCATATTGGAGTTTTTTATCCAAGAAGTGAGCCATATTCATTTCATTGGCATACAAGACAGTATCCAGGTGACCAGACATGCACTTGTTAATAATAAAAGGAGGGTACTCTTTTACAAGAGATGGATCCTCCTCAATCAAATCATTTTTGTTCTGATTGATCGAATTCAGCCAGTCTTTCAACTCCATACAAATTTCTTGTAGTATTGGTGTGCATAATATTCACGGTGTCCCTTGATACCCCAACCAAGCCAGTAGTATGCAGGAACCATGTATTGATGGATGGGACGACCCATTCCCTGAAACTCAGGAAGAACTTTACGAAAACTGTGTTCGTTGATCATGTAACGAGTTTGACCTTCAATTGATGAGGGATCACACCCATACTTTTTACAGAACTTACCCAGACCTGAGTATCGTTTCTGAGTAGTCCACTGAATCAGACCATAGCCACCACGATGGCAACGGTTGTAAGGAACTCTGGCACCACCCTCGCAGATGTTTGCATGGAAGTTACTTTCGGATTTGATGTTCCCCATGATCGTTGCAAGTGCATTACGATCACCAATATTGGCTCTCGTCTGAAGTTGTCCAAGAACGTACTTCTCGTTCTTATTGCAAGTCGGACAATTCCAAGACTTACTGACCACCTCTATGGGCACAACTGCTGGTGGTGGTGTTGGTTGAGAAAAGAAAAACAAATTACTTAATAGAACTCGGCATCCGTTCTGAGACTTAACCTCTATACGGCTCTATAGATCATCGAATAATATCGATATCCATATCTTTGGTCCAAACCTCAAGTTCAGTACGGAGATTACCTTCTGTCTTGAGTTTTGTATAACGTTTGGAAGCCATCTTTTTCCATTTGTCAACCACGGCTTCCATGTAGAACTTATCAAAGTTCTGTGGGTTTTCGATTAGTTGAGTTTCCTCACCACGGAGAACCTCACGAACATTTGCAAATCCATAATCAGAGAAGTAAGTACGTTTCTTCTCAGTCAGTGCGGTTGCATTTGCAATCGCAGTTGTGAACTCCGCAACCTTTTGAGAAGGTAAGCTCTTCTTGATGATTGCGATCATCCTTTGTTGAGTCTTGAGTTTGCGACTGGATGCGTCGGCCTTGACCAACGACTCCCCGTTGTTCCTCTCGATAAACCATTTGTTCAGATCCTTGAAAATGTGATCATGAAGAAGTGGTGTGAAGTTACTATCAGTGAGACCTTTGTATCTCATGATAGGTTTCAGACCATCATACTGAGACGCACTCTTGGTAGAACCATAGAGGGATGTGGTTTCAAAATGACAAATGTTTGCATCATATTTATTGTTCAGAATCTCCCTTACCTCATGCGTACAACAAAGCATCGCAAGCAACTTACCACCCAGGTAGTTGTATCCAAAAGGCTGAGTGGGAACGATAATGAACCCCATGATCGCATGTCGGTTGAAGATACCCAGATCTGGAGTCTGACCAAGCCACTCATTGCGAGGTCTAGAATTGATTGTGGGAGAACCAAAGCGACAGAAACCAAGGATCGTATTGGTGTTCTTCTCCACGACCATCCATTTGAGAGACTTACCAGGAACGGAGTCTTCGATGGCATGGGACGTAGTGATCTGTAGTTTCTCGTTGAACTCCTTGAGAGATCGGATACCAGAAACCTTTCCACTTGTCTTCTTCAAATCTACAGCTTCATAACATGCAATATCCATATCTTCTGGATGCATGTCGAATGCAGTGAACATACCATGAGTATCCTCTTCCTCATAGAATTGAGACAGAGGGCTGCGATTGAGGACTCTCTCAATCTTTACATTACGAAGATATTCATCAATACGATCCATGTTGGAAAAGTAGTTGATGAATTTGTCTGCGGCATACACCGCATCACTTTCACTTAGAATCATTTTTTAGTAAGTCCAATCCTTGATAACATCTACCAATAAGTTCGTGATCCAAGAAT